GTGTTGTTGACCCCGCCGATGGTCTGCTTGAGCGAGGCGATTTCGTTGCGCAGTTCGCGAATGGTGGCGTCGTTCTGGCTTTGCACCTGGTCGGGCTGCTGGCCCATGATGTGCGCCGCCACTTCGCGCAGCGAAAAGCCCATGTTGTTCGCGATCTGGTTCAGGCCGGCGATCGGGTCCTGCCGCAGCATCATTTCGATGCCGACGTAATTGGACATCGCGGCCTGCATGGTGGTGCCGCTCTTCTTCGCCAGTTCGTCGAAGGCGCGCACGTCGTTGAAGGCCTGCGCGTCGGCACGGTGCTGCTCGATGCCCTTTTCCAGTTCGCGCACGGTACGATGGATGGCGGCCTGCACGGGTGCCGGCGTCTTGCCCCATTCCTGCATCGCCGCGGCGTCGCTCTTGAAGCGGGCGGGAGCTTCACCGAATTCGCCCTGTGCCAGCGGCGTCTTAGGCTGCTGCTGCGTCTGCTGCTGCTCGCCAGGCTTCGGTTGAGCGGTTTGCTGCTGAGGCGGCGTCTTCGGCGGCGGCTGGTTGTCCTTCGGCGCCTGTGGCGTGTCCTTGCCCTTGAACTGACCGGTCGCCGGGTCGCGCTCCTGCTCGCCGTTCAGCTTCGCCATGGCGCGCTCGATGGCGCTGCGCGGCGATGCTTCAAGCTTCGGCTTGGCCGGGGCGGTGTCCTTCCCTGCTTCCGTTCCCGGCTGCTGCGTGTTCGTGTCGATCGCGGGCTGCGCGACGTCAGCAACGGGTGCAGTCGCGGGCATAGCGCCGGTATCTACCGACGCCCCAAGGGCTTCGTCAGTCATCAGTTTCTCCGTCTGAGGGAATGCGGGTTAGGCTTGCACAGGCTTTGGATCGAACCGGCGCCCGTTGTTGAAATCCGATGCCGCTTTGCGGATCGTTTCCCTGATTTTCTTCCGGTCAGGGGTTGGCCGCTCGCGCTTGAAGCGCTGCGGATCGTCGCCGACTTCAACCACGCCGGCCTCACGATAGGTCTGCCGAAGCCTGGACTTCGACGTGTAGATTTTGCCGTCCAACATCGACTGCGTTTCGGACATGGTGTCCGAATTGATCATTGGCGCGGCCAGATGCGAGCGCTTCGGTACGCTCGTTTCAATCTTACGATAAACCTGCCGGCCGTTGCCGACGTCCACCCACGCGTAGCTCATCAGAGGCCGCTGGTCCGCTTCAAAAGGCCGGCGACTGAGGGGTGCACGCTGGCGAGCGCGAGCTTGTTGGCGTCGAAGGCACCGGCATTGATCTGCCTGGCAATCTCCTTTGCCTGCTCGCCCGGGATGCCGACAGCGGTCAACCGCTCGGTGTTGCCATTCGACACGCCGGCATTCATCTGGCGCGCCACTTCGATAGCCACCGGGTAAGCCATTCCACCCCGGCAGAGTTCATCCGCACTGACTGGCATGTCACGCTCCTTTTCGTTGATGGTTTCTCAGCGGCCCGCCATGAAGAGCAGCAGCGCCAAGCCAGCCAGCACGAAGCCAGCATAGGCGGCGTAGATCGAAGCCTTGAAGGCGCGCTGGTCCTGGCCGACGAACTGCGAAATGCAGCCGAAATAGGCCGCCGCAAGCGCTGCATCACGCGAGAACGCACCGCCATAGACGATGACGCCGCCGAGGAAGATGACGGCGAACACACAGGCGCTCAGCACGAAGCCAAGCCACGTTATCGGGTTCATCATTTCACCTGTCCTAAGCGGCGAGCAGCAGCACGGCGATTGTCTCGTCGTCCTGGTCCTGCTCGATCCTCTGTTGCGCCAGATCAGCGATCATGCGTCGGTAGGCGTCACGAACAGCTGGCGGCGTGTTGACCGGCAGCGGCACCGCGGCCATGGCCTGCCATGCCATCTCTTCGGCATCGAGTTCGCCGTTCGCCTTTCGGAACGCATTGCGGACCGCTTGACGGCGAGCCTCAGCATCTTCTCGAGCCGTAAGCCGGCGCCGTTCCTCGTCGCGCTCGCTTTCGGTGAAGTCCCAGACTTGCGGCTTGCCATCGTGCGTGTCGTGCAGGAACGGCTGAAGCGCACTTCCGACCGGCCCGAAGTACCGGTTGCCGAAGTACCGGGGACCGAAAAACCGATCTGCGAACATCAGCTCGGGTCCAGCGTGACCGAATACCTGTTGCCGTCCGCGTCGACCTGAGCGGAAATCCGGTCCTTCGTGTCGTTCGTGTCGCGGAACTTGACCGTTGACGTTGCCAGGCCGTTAGCCTTGCCGAGCAAGGCCGCCGCGAAGAGCCGGAGCCCTTGGCGTACAGTCAGTCCGCTCTCCACGCCGGCCGCGCCATCGAGCAAGGCCGCCGCGTTCGCCGCTGCGGTCGGAACGTCGCTCACGGCGGCGGGCGCGGCCGGCAGGTTGTCCGTCTTGCCCTTAACCAGCAGCACGTTGCCATTGATGGTGTTGTCGTTCGTGGCAAGCGTCGAAAACTGCGTGTCGAGATTGGCCGCAGCGAGACCGACGGCGGCGCGCATACCGGGCGCGTCCAAATCGTTGAAGCCAGTCACGCCAGTGCCCTTGGCGAGCACGATATTCGTTCCGGCCGTCAGAACACGGGTCGCGGTCGACCAGACGGCATCGAGGGCGTTCGCCGCGAACTTCGCCGCGGTGATTGCGCCGGCCGCGAAAGTATTGGCGCCGATCGCGCCCGAGTTCCATGCGGTGCCTGCGGCCGACACGACGTTGACGCCGAGCTGCGCGCTGGCCGTGTTCACCGCTGAACCGGCGATCTGCGTGGCATTCGCCGCCACTACGCCGGCAGCGAGGCTCACCTGGCCCGTTCCGGTACCTGACGACAGCAGCACGCTCGCGCCGATGTCCCTGGCCGTCTGCACGGTGCCCTGAAGGCTTCCAACGTCAACCCTGCCGTTGGCGTCCACAAGCTGGGTGCGGCCGCTCGTAGTGTCGCGGCGGAAAAGCTCTATGACGCGCGTCACGGGCGCCATGCTGGCCTGAGTGATGTGCACCGTGTACTCTTCGGCGTCAGACGTTGACGCGACGGTCGTGTCTTCGTCGATGGTCAGGCAGTAAACGCCCGGCATGTTGGCCGCCGACAGTTCAGTGATCGTCGGCGTGGTGTAGACGGTTGCTGTGCCGCCGTTGCGGCTGCGATAGACAGTGAACGAGGTCAGACCCGTTTTGCGCGTCTTAAGGTCGGTTGCGTCTACCGCAACGAAGTAGATGTTCTGGTCGATCTTGCCGCTTGGGATCCTCATAGCCAGGCCCCTCCAACCAGAGCTGCGTTGCCCGAAGATTGTGTTTGAGTTTCGGTGTGCGGCGTCTGCGCTGCCAATCCTATCGAATGCGCAAAAATGAAATTGCGCCCGTTACCGTCCGTGACGTCATAGTCGATTACCTGAGCAGTACTAAGAACCGCGTCAAAGATGCCTAACGCCCCATAAACAGACACACCGCCAGCCGCCTGATTGTGGGTAATGGACAAACTTGTATTGGCAGCAGCACGGTTGCCGCCTGTCCCGGTCGGGGTATTGCTTGCCGCGAATCTGAGAGCAAATGCACCGATGGCCTGAGACGATGACGTGCCGTTGCTCCCGCTCAGTGTAGTTGCGGCTGCATACGTTCCAGCGCTGACAGCCAAAGAGAACAGACCGTACTTGATTGCGTTGCCCGAAGCGCTGGCTTGATGCGCCGTCATGGCGCTCCCGCCAAGCGTGCTTCCCGAAACAGCGCTGGTGCCGGTGCCAAGGCCGCAATAGGCAAGAATGGCCAGGCAGTCGTTGGGGAATGTGAAACTCCCCCAGTTCATGGTCGACCAGCTGTTAGTGGTGTTTGCGAACTGACCGATATAGTCGACGGTGATACCCTGGCCCGCTCCGATGGGCGGGTTCAGCAGCCCATCCATAAACTGGATCGGTTGATACGGGTAGAACTGCCCGTCGAACATGCGCAAAGGCTTCAGCAGCCGCCACGGTTCGAACTGTGGAAGCCTGAACGCCTTCGGTGCGAGTGCGAGCGCCGTCATCAGCCGAGGTTCGCACCTGCTACGGCGTCGGTGACGGTCTTCAGGGCGTTGAATTCTGCCGTCAGCTTGGCAAGCTTGGCCTTCGTCGCCGCCTCGTATGGATCGGACGTGCCAAACGCGTTGACAGCGGCAAGGACAGCCGAAAAGTCCGTCGGGATCGCCGCCAGCGACGTGGATGCGCCCGTGGCGTTCTGCTTGACCTTCAGCATCACCTGCCGTTGGTCGTAGATGCGCTGCGCGATGGCATCCATGCCAACGTCGATTTCACTGGTTGTAGCCATTTGCCTGTGCTCCTGTGTTCTGGGTCGGGATCGCTTCGACGCCGACAGGCTTGCCGGTGCCGTCCCTCACGATGCGCTTGGGTGCGGTCAGCGCCTGGGTGAGCGCGGCGAGCAGTGCATTCGTCTGTTGGCGGTCCTGCGCCATCTGCGCCATCATCGCGCGGTGATCGTCTAGTTCGGTATCGGGCTGAGGCGGCAGGCCCTGTGCGATCAGGGCGTTGTTCTGGTCGATGTTTGCCTGCTGCCGCTTCGCCCTCAGATCCATGGTCTTCTCGGCCATGGTCATCTGATGGTCCTGCTTGCGGAATTCGAGCTCCTGAGCGCTGGCGGCCGCTTTCTGCTCGGCCTCCTGCTGCTTGAACTGCATCTCGCGCTGCTGCGCCTCAGCGTCGGCCTGTGCGCGTGCCGCGTTCGGGTCCGGCTTCGGCTGCTTGGCGTATTCCTGCATCTGCTCAACCAGGTCATCGATCGCGCCATCAAGCGCGCGGCCGGCCCGGAAGGGCGAAGACACGAATTTCAGCATCTCGCCTACGAACGGGGCGAGTTGCGGGGCGGCCTGCACCATCGGGAAGGACTGAGCGATGAAGCCACCCACCGCGGTCGTGTATTCTGTGACACGCTGCTTGGCGGCATCCTCGTCGGGCTGGATCGTGGAATCCGTCTCGATGTCCATTATGAACGGCCGCAACCGCTGATCCCGCAACAGCGCCGCCACGGCCTCGATGGTGACGGTGTTTTGCAGGTCCTGGATTTGACCCTGAAACGCGCTCATCTGCTGCTGAGCCTGTTGCGCAAGCTGGCCGGCCTGCTCGGGGTTCTGCTGAGCCATCTGCATGGCTTGCGGATCCTGCGACGCCATCCTGACCTTGCCCTGAAGCTCGATCATCTGCTGATGGATGCCGTTGGCCTTTTCCTGCAACTGTTGAACGGTCGGGATATCGCTCTGCGACATCGCCAACAGCGTCTCGGGCGTGAAGTTCTCCGCGATGATCTCGCCCTGAATTCGGGTGATGTCGCGGGCGATGCGCACAAGCTCGAACTGCTTGTCGCGAACGCGGATCGAACCATACTGGCTCTTGAGCTGCTGCGCGCCGAGCGTTTCGTTCGGGTTGGTCGCGCCGCGCATCACGTCCGAAAGGCCGGTGATCTGGTAGATGTCGTCGATCAGCTGCTTGCGGATGTTGATACAGGCCTGGATGGTGGTCGCCACCACGTCGAGCGGAAGCCAGACGATGGATTCCTTCATGCCCTGGCCGCCGATCGCCGCGAAGTTCGAAACCGGGATCAGGATGGCGTTGTTGTTGCTGGTCTTGACCGCCTTTTCGATGGCGTCGGCCAGGTCTTCCGCGCCGCCGGCATAGAAGCCTTTGAGCCGCAAAGCCTCAGACAGCGACGAGATGCGCGCCGTCAGTTCGTTCACTTCCTCGATCTGGTCCTTGTAGTAGAGGAAGTCGGGAACCGGCTGCAGGGTGTCCTTCTTCAGGGTGCCGAACGACGGACGCGGGCACGGGTAGAAGTCGTCGAGCTGCAGCATCTCTTCGGGTGAGGCCTCGTCGAGCACGTTTTCGCAGCCGGGACTCACCCACACGATGCGCTGTTCGCCTTTGTGCCACAGTTCCCAGAACTCGGCCGTCGCCGTCTGCTCGGCGTTGCCGTCAGCATCCTTCTGTTTCGCAAAGGCCGCGTCGGAATAGGCATTGCCCGAATACTTGCCGAAGCGCTTGCGGGCCTCCTTGCGGGTCAGCCACGTACAGCGGGCCACCCAGCCGACTTCAGACCAGTACCGGGCCGATGCGTCGTGCAGGAAGTCCTTGCGGTTGATGTGCGCAACGCGGGCGCGCTGCTGGCCCTTGGCGTCGATCTCATACCAGCACCAGGCTACACCGCGCGCGTTCACCACGAGGTCATCGCGGACCAGCCTCATGGTGCTGTCGATGTCTTCCCGTTCGAAATTGACGATCGAGCAGCGTTCCAGCACTTCGCAGGCTTCACGGTGCGCCGGCCGACGGTCATTGAAGCGGGTCGTCACCACCGGCACGGGCGGGCGCGAGTAGACGGACGGCTTCAGGACTTCAAGGTTTGCCCAGAACATCTGGTATTCACGGTCACGCGTCGCCTTTGCCAGGCGTTCCAGATTGGCAAGCTGAAGCTCGATGTTGTCGCATCGGTCGTTGTACGGTTTGAACACGCGCCGGGAATGGGCGATCAGCGCCAGATAGGACTTGGCCGAACGCCCGTTCTTGACCGGCGCCGCGCTGTCGTCGGCGGCCTCGCCGTCGGGCGCAGCGCCGGACGCTTCGTCGTAGGTATCAGCCATGGGCAAGTCCTAGTTGCTGCGCCAGCCAAACCGGCAGCTCGTGGCCGGTGCGCGGCTGCGGCGCGCCGTTCAGCGGCTTGAACTCGCACGCCATGATGGGCCGCCCCGAAATGACATCGTTCAGCAACTCGTAAGCCTGACCGTCTGGCCCTTCGAAGCGATGGCCGGCGCGATATAGCGGTTCTGTCATACGCTGATCCTCGTGCCAGTTCGTTCCTCTGGCGGGCCGGGCAGAAGCACCTGGCCGGGCTGAAGCTTCGGCTTCGGCTTCGCGGGTGGCTTGGCCGTCCATGGCCGCGACATGCAGGCGTAGCGGGTTTCGTCGGCCGCGTGGTCTTCCTGCGTCGTGTCCAGGTCTTCCGGCTTGTTCTCGTCGTGCTGAAGCGCCGGAATCGTTCGGATGGTGTGAACGCAGGTTTCGAAGAAGAACAGCATCGGCCGTCCGTCTTCGTCGCCTGTGAGCCGGCCGCGCATCTGATCCCAGCCGCCCATCGCGCCGCGACCGGCAACACGGGCATTGTCCGCTGGCCGGAACGTCGATCCGTTCCTGCCGGTCGTTCCCCTTGCCATGCGCTCGGCGATCGATGGTCCGCCGTCCTGACTGAACGCGGCCGGGTCGAGAACGCCGTAGCTGATGACGTCGGTTCCGTCCCTCTCACGCACGCCCGCGCCGACGGCATCGGCATGCATCTTCAGGCCGGTGTCCGGCTTGTACTGGCCATCTTTGTCCGTCTGGATCCCATACCACTCGCGGTACTTGACCAGCGCGCCGCGCGGGATCACGACGCCCGGCCCTACAATGGTGTCATCGGAGGCGACCGCATACCAGCCGAACGAGAACGGCTTGGCGCTGCCCCAGTCCCCCGCCCTAAAGCGCGTCCAGTGCTCGGGAATGGTGAAAGGCCGGATGACATGCCGGCGCCGGTCGAAATTGTCGAAGAATGCGCCCTCGATGACGTCCCAATCGCCATAACGCATCGCCCGCACCAGGGCTTCCGATCCCAAGCCGTGCAGACGGTTCTCATAATCGGGATCGTTGTCGTTCATCGACGGATTGTCTTCCAGCAGCGCCGGGATGAACTGCCGACGCATGCCGCCTTCCGATTTCGCGGTCTGCCTGATCTCCATCGGCCGCGCGTTGTCGACGAACGTCTGCTTGACGAACTGGTGGCCGATCCCGCCCGGATTCGCGCCGCACAGGATGCGCGGGAAACACCCCTTGTACTTCTCGGGAAGCTTGATGCCGACCATGCGCACGCGCATGCGCAGATATCGGTAGATGACTTCCGTGAAGTGTGTCAGCTCGTCGATGAGCAAGACGTGGATTTCGGCGCCCTGGTATTTGAAACGGTGCTTCTCGTCCTTGCAGTGGCAGAGGAAGATTTTTGAGCCGTTCCAGAACCTGATTTCGTCCTCGATGATCTCCACCCAGCCACAGGCCACCCAGCCGGCGAGCAGCGCGCGAAACCCTTGCGGGCCTTCCATGTGGTTCTTGGTCAGATCGTCGCTGATGCGCCGGAACAGGTACACCTGAAGGCCCGGGATCTCCGAGCACCACATGATTGCAGCCTGCCGCATGAGGTGGCTTTTGCCGCCACCCGCCGCGCCGCCGTAGAGGATTTCCGTGGCGGTGCTGTGAAAGGCGAGCGTCTGCTTCTTGTGGAAGTGAAGATCAATCGCTGCTGAAGCTGGCATTGATCGTCGGCATCAGCGGCGAGCCGTCCTTACCGGTCAACTCGGTCTTGTCGGCCAGGCCGAGGTCGCGGGCGATGATGTTGGCGTTCAGCAGCTCGGCGGCAGCGCCTTCGAACTTCTGCGACCGAATGATATCCTCCACTCGCGTGGTGATGGCCAGAAAGTCTTGCCGTTGCCGGTAATTGTCCCACGTGGCACGGCTGATATCGAGGAAGATGCACAGGCCCATGATCGTCATGGCGCGCATCTTCGGCAGTTCCTTGATCGTCACTTCGCCCTGGTATGCGAAGGCCTTTGCCTCATACAGCGGGTTCGCCTCCACCCAATCGAAATATTCGCAACACGCCACGAACAAATCGTCGGGGGTAGCGAAGATCGGGGCGCGCCCGTGTGAGCTGCGCGCCTCCCAGAAGCGATTTCCAACTGGTGCTGCCATGGTGGTCTTTCCCGGTCTGAGCGGGTGCAATAGAGCGCGGCAGGGTTGCGAGACTTGGCTTACTCGCTGTCCGGGCGGCGTGATGCCTGCCCATTCCCCTCTGCCGCGCGATCAGGCGGTTTGCGGCGCCCGCCCGATGTCAAAGCCGGTTATGTATGCGCTGCATGTCACCCATGATCCGGCTGGCATGGGCGTTCACAGCTTCGGCAATGTCGTCGATCTGGCCGAAGAAGCTGGCGGCCTGGGATGCAGGCTCCTTGCCGACCGCTTCCGGCTGACTGCCGCAAAGCTGATCGGCAGTGGCCCTCGCCATCAACCCGGCCTCGGTCAGGCGCTTGAGCGCTTCGTATAGATTTGCCATCGGTGTCGGCTTCACCTGTGAGGCGGCCTCGCCACCCAGAGGGTAATGCCGTTGGTCTGCGGATGCCTTGATGTCCACGACTTTTCTCCTGATCTGGAATTGAGATTTCCGGCGCCACCGCTTCCCCGGTTCAGCCGACGGCACCGCCGCCCCGGCCGGGTTCTTCTTAGGATCGAGCGAGAGGCTTTCCGCGCATAGCCGGCATCAGCGCTCCAAAGTCCCGGGGCAGGGATCAGAAAAGCGAAAGCCGCCCGGTTGGACCCGAAGCGGCTTTAATTTTTCCACGAACTTCGTGGTTTTTCTCTTGCAATTCCACGGAGACCGTGGGATAACAGCATTACCGAAGCAATTCCGCTTCGGGAGGACTAGGAGGTCCCTATGAGCTTCAAGCTCACCTTCCAAGTCCGGATCGGTCGCTGGAGAGTAGCTATCTCCATAGGCCGCTAAAACCGGAGCCGGGTGGGGGTCCAAACCTCACCCGGTCCCGGATATAGCAAACCAGCGAGGTTCTTTCAATGAAGCCGATGGCCATGCCGCTGCATCTGACCGGGCCGATGCTCGACACCTACCGCAAGATTGCCGGGGTCTCTCAAGCCGAAATGGCTCAGGCCATGCGCCTGCCGCTTCGCACGTTCGAGGATATCCTGGCCGGGAAGTCTCAGCTGCGCGAAGTCCATTTGCGCGCCGCCGAAATGGGGATGCTCGCCCTCGCCTGGAAGAACGACGACGCCAGCAAGTTGCCCAAGCACCTGAAGGATCTGGTTCGCGAAGTCGCCGCGCTGCTCGACGCTGAAGACGCCAACAAAAAACCCGCCTGATTTGGCGGGTTCGCGACGCAATTTTGCGCATGGCGTTCTCAATAGGGGGTTTCGTGTCGAAAGTCAACGTTTCGGCGCGCGACCTGTGAAGCGGAAGTGAGCGGCGCAAGCCCGCAGATCATGGTGCAGGACCGATGCCATTTCGCGCTCGGTAGCGCCGTGCTTGCGGGCGATTTCCTTGGACGTCATGCCGCCCACGCAATAGTCGACCAGGCGCGCCGCCGGTTGTCGGCCGAGTTCGACCACGAACCCGTCCAGCCTGTCGACCGCAGCCACCCGGCCATCCGAGATTCCGGTGGCATAGCCGGATGATGTGCCGCGAAGGAAATTGGCGGAACTGGCGATGGTGAGCCCGGCGCGCTCCCACAGGATCGCCAGATGACTGCCGGCATGGAACAGCGCTGACTGCTTGTTGCGGCCATAGCGCCATTCGAATGTTCCAGGCTTCGCCCGGATCGTCTGTAGATCGTTGCGCTTTCCTGAAATGCGAAGCTTGACGGTCGTGACCTTGGCGCCCTCCTTTCCGCCGTCGAGAGCCTTTAGCCTGGTGATGGCGCGGGGCTCCCGCTTCCGACCGGCCTTGCGCTCGTCTGCGGTGATCGCGTGCGAGATCGGTCGCTTCTTCGGCGGGGTAAAAGGCACTTCGTCGAACAGCTTGGCTGACGGACGCATTTCAGTTTTCGTCCGTCGCTTCATGCTCGCTCCCGCGCGTCTTTGCCGGCGTAGGGGATCAGTCGACGAGCCGCCTTGGCTGGCTCGGCCTCGCTGACAACGTTGGCGGTGGCGGACCGCCGCTTCTTGCACTTCTGGAACCAGGTCGATGCAAGCCCTTTCCAGAACGTCACGCCGTGGGTGGCGGCGAACCGGCGCGCTTCCTTGTCGAGCGACGTGCCTACCGTCTTGATGGTATTCGCCAGATCCTCCGCCGCGATGTGTGGCGCGAACTCGCGATCGGTAAGCAAATGCTCGACGGCCTTCAGATGGTTCGCAGTGATCGGCTTGAAGCCGCCGGCCGCGACCGTCGTCAAGAACTCGGCCACGCGGCTATCCACATAGCCGGCGACGAGCTTCTGCAGCTCGCCGACGGCGATGGTGTCATTGGCCTTGAAGTTGCCCGGAAACTTCGGAATGCGGATGCCCGCCTGGCTGGCCGCCTTCAGCGTCTCGGCCGCGCTACCTGTGCCGGCCGCCAACTCGGCGAAGAACAATTCCAGCGCCGAGACGTTCTTGCGGTGCTTGTTCACGTCAACGAAGATCGAGGCTTCGACCGCGATGTTTTCCGCTTGCACGATGACGGCAGGAACGTGCGAAACCAGCGGATGAAGCTTCGCCGCTTCAAGGCGATGCTGACCATCGGTCACATGGAAGCCATCGCCGGCAGGAACCACGACGAGCGCGCCGAACGAGCGCCACGTGAAGGCCTTGACGATGTTGTTCACCCGCTGCTCGTCGAGCGGGCGCTGATATAGGGGATCGACAGTGATCCGGCCGGTTTCGATCCAGTCGAGAACCGGCACCTCGCCGGGATCGGGAAAGTTTTCCTGCTCCATGGCTATGCCCTCACCGCCAGCTGCTGCTCGATGAGCGAGGGCTTCAGCACCATTTCCCGGCCCATCAGCGAAAGCTCGTCGGCGCGCTCGTTGCCGATAATGCCGGCGTGGCCTTTGCACCATTCCAGTTCGATCGGGTGCAGACCCAGGGCGCCGTCGAGACACTTCCACAAATCGAGGTTCGCGACGTCCTTCTGCCCACGGCGCCAGCCGTTGCGCTTCCACTTGTGCCGCCACTCGTTGCAGCCGTTCACGGTGTAGGCGCTGTCGGAAATGATGCGCGGCGTCTTTTCGGGCTGGTTGTTGGTGATCCAGTCGAGCGCTTGCAGGACCGCCGTCAGCTCCATCCGCTGATTGGTTGCCTCGTGGTCGCCACCCTGTGCCGCGGCGATTTCCTTGCCGTCGAGATAGACGACAAATCCCCACCCGCCGATGCCGGGGTTAGGCTCGCAGCACCCATCGGCATAGATGATCAAGCCCATCGGCACAGCCCGCGCATGATGCGGCTTGTCAACACGATGTTGACTTTTGGCCATGTCAAATCTGTTTGACTTTGCCTTTACCGCGTCGACACCGCCCGCTGCCGCCAGCAGCCGGTCGGCCTCTCGGCGAAGCTGCTCCTTCGTCGGCTGCTTGCCCTTGCGGGGCAGGCGAATATTGGCTGGCCAACTGCTGTCGTCAGAGGCCGATTCCGAACCGTTGCGCTGTATCAGCTTGCGCATGCGGTGATTATCCCAATGGCTTCGCTTGCTCACAGCTGTTCTCCCGCAAGCTTGCGGTGCAGCAGATCGGCGCGGGCGATGATGCTCACACTTTCGGCCAGCCGGGTCAGCTCCCTTTCGCTCGCAATCTTTGTGAACACGCGCGTCATGCGCGGATCGTCAGGCCAGGTCTTCATCCGGTCGAGACAGACCGAAAGCGCCTGGCTGGCATCCAGGAACGTCTCCGGTGTGAAATTACCTTCGCAATCCCGCAACTTCTGGACCGCCCTTGTGTAGCTGAGGGGCATAGGATTGGCCGCCGCGTCCGTCAGGAAGGGGCAGTCGTCTTCCAGCAGTTCATCCCTGACGATGCTGAACTGGCGTTCGCTCGCCGGTATCGGCAGCATCTCATCGACCGCGTACCAGACCGGGCTGAAGAAAGAGCCGTCCTCACGCTTGATCGCCTCGCCCCTGATCGGGCGCGCGGTTTCCTCACCGGTATCTGCCGCCTTGTCGAACAAGAGCACGTTGAAATAGCCGTCGATCGCTGCCGGCGTCACGAACACGACCGGCTGGTGTGGCGTCTCGGCTTCGTGCCAGCCGATGCAACCGATGATCAGCGTTTCGTCGGTGGCCGGTAGTTTTCGCTTCGACAGATAGTCCAGGGCGGCCTTGATGCCGCCAAGTTCGGACACCGTGTCCGCTGCGATGCCGGAGCGGGCAAGCTGCATCAGCCGACGCGCCTGCCGTTCATGCACGCTCGCGCGATCAAGAAACGATGTCCATTCGCCATGCGCGCAGGATTCCTTGGCTTCGCAGAGCAGGCGGCCGGCGACCAACGCCTTTTCGATGAAAGCATGCTCGGCCGCCGCCGATTCCTCATTCGCCGCTTTGACGCGTTCGGCCAGATCAGCCAGGCTGTTAGAGAGATCGGTCATGCTGCACCTTTGGACGGCTGGCCGTTGTCGTTGTCGCTCGGGATGATGAATTCGGGCTCGATCTCGATCCGATCGCCAGCGAACCGGAACCAGATTTTCAGCAAGCCCGCGTTGATGAGCTCGCGCGTGGCGTCCCACAGTTCGCGGTCGTCGAACGGTGCATCGGGGCCGGTGAGACGGCGAAGCATCGCCATCATAATCTTGCGCGCATCCTCGCCTACGGTTTTGGCAAATTCATCGAATGGCAAATGAGGGTTGAGACGCGCCCATTTCTCGGCGCGCCGCCGCTTCCTGTTCATGCTGCTCTCCTGGCTTTGGTAAGGACGTCGTTCCAGTCCTCGCCGACCATCGGCGGGATCTGAACGCTGGTGATCAGGCCGGCACAGGCCAGCCGATGGGCGAGGGCGTAGGCCGCAGCCTGGCCGCCGAATTTCGGATCGTTGTCGCCGTAGATGACGACTTCGGTGACGCCGGCAGGCGCCTGCCATTTCTCGAGCCCGGTCGAGTTGACGGCTGACCAGCACGGAACGCCGAAGAGCACTGTCGCAGCCAGGGCCGTTTCAATGCCTTCGGCGATGCCGAGCGTTGAGCCGTGTGGGGCGAGGCGAATGGCGGCGCCGGCAGGGAAATCGCCCGGCATCATCTTGCGCACCTCGTCGACATCGGCCTTTCGGCCGTCGGCGGTGAGATAGGTCCGATGGATGTTGACGGCGGTTCCGCCCGCGTCGATCAGCGCCGCCAGCATCGCCGGATGGTTGCCGCGCCGGCCTGTCTCGTCGCGGTATGCCGCCGACGGCGCAAACCGCAGCGTGTGCGGATAAAAGTCGAGCCCGACGGCGCGACCGCGCAAGTAGCGGTCAACCGGGTCGCCGCGCGTGATCCTGCCGGCGCTGTCCCACAGGCGCGCCAGTGCTGCCTCTCGCTCCTGCGAGGTCTGTTCCTTTTTTTTCTTGCCGATCGGTGCCGAGCCGATCACGCCTTCAATGGCTGTGGCTGCATCCTTGAAGTCGAGCCCGAGCAGTTTCATTACGAACTGCACGCCGTCGCCGGCCCCGCATTGCGAGCAGAAGAACGTACCGTTGCCGCCCTTGTCGTCGAAGCGGAACCGATCCTTGCCGCCGCAGCCTGGGAGCGGACAGGGGCGATGTCTGCCGGTCAGCACCGATGACGGAACGCCGAGCGCAGTCATGATGCCGGGCCACCGGCCGCGTGCACGGTCCCTGATCTTTTCCATCAGGCCGCGCCCTTGTTGAAGGACACCCGTCCAAGGGACGAAAGAGCCTGCTGCTTAAGCTTACTCTCGGGGGTTTCTTCCTCTTGGATAGGAAGGGATGTTCCTTGTTCTTGGTCTTGTTCCTGTTCTTGGCTTCGAAGGGCCTTGGAAGCCCCTTTGGAGCCCCTTACGAATTCGGCGAGGTCGGGACGGGGCACAAGATGGAAATCGTCGCTGTATCGCAAAAAAAAGCAGTGCGATATCAAGCATTTCGGCAGTGCCGCGAACTCTTTCTTGACGGCAACAACACGGTTGTCGTTGGCCTTCAACGCGGTTCCGACCTGAAACCGGGCCATCTCATGGACCCAGACCAGATCGATGCCCTCATCGAAGCTACACCAGGACACTTCGCAGAGCCTTCGAAGCCCCTTCGAAGCCCCTTCCAAGGGGAGACCGGTATCGGTTGCGATGTAGGCGACGGGGCAGTGAAAAACCCCGGTCATGGTCGAGTGCGGACCGGTCAACAGATACATGGCGACCAGCTGCGCGTCGCTGTCGCCGCGAAGCAGCCGGCCGGTTCGACCAGTCCAAAAGCTCGGAGCCACGGTGCCGTAAGCTCTCAACGCTTGCCCCCGATCTGCGCTTGAAGCGCGGCGATCAGGGCTGCAACGGCGTCGTCGTCGCGGAGAACGACGAACATGTCTTCGTCCGGGCCGTCCGGGTGCTCCTGGCGGATGACAATGCCGTCGACCCGGTTCCGGTACACGGCAACGGCGCGCTGCTCGTCGACCACGATGTCGTCGCGGTCACGCCACGAGAACGGGTCATTGTCGAAGCCGATCTCGGCCACGACAACGCCGCCGACCTTGATTTCCGCTATCTTGGTTTCGCCTGTCTCGAAAAGGTCGCTCATCAGAGTGCCCTCGCGCGGATCAGGTTCGCTTGGCGGATGGCCTCGCACGCCTGTGAGGCCGAAAGCCCGAACTGCTCTTTCAGTTGAGGGACCGCGGGGCGATTCTTGTCTCGGTTGCCGGTGGCGAGCCACGTAGCCGCGGCGGACACCGTGTCCGTTTCGGGCCGGCCGCTCATGGCGTCACCGACCGCTGCTGTTCGGTCTTCAACTGGTTCAGCAGGCGCAAGCTGGCGCCTTCGATACCGGCCTTGCCGTTTTCCATGCGCCACACGGTCGTATAGTCGCAGCCGAGGTAGTCAGCGAGGTTTGACCGCTTCCAGTTCCTGGCGTTGCGGATGGCCACCATGTCAGCCGGAGTGATCGGCTGTAGAGGGGCGATCGGGAGCGGCTTGACGCCATCGTGTAGGTGAGTTGCTTCGGTCTGCATTGGCCCTTTCCTATGCGGGTTGCACAATTCAATGCGTTAAGCATAGCACAAGATCGAGCAAAAACAATGCAGCGTGCATTACCATTTTCATGCATAATGCATGGAAACCATGGTTTTTGGGGATAAGGGAATGCAAAACGAAGAAGCCACGCCGGCGGGTCGGTTGCGAAGCGCGAGGTTGGCCGCAGGCTTTAAGTCGGCAACCAAGGCGGCTGATGCGCTGAAAATCAGCTTGGGCACCTATGCCGGTCACGAAAACGGGTCACGGGCGTTCGACCGGGAACAGGCGCAGAAATACGCTCAGAAATTCAAGGTGCGGGAGGCCTGGTTGATGTTCGGCGAACCGCCGCGTTCGCAGATCGCCAAGGATCTGATGGTTGGCGGGATCAATGAAGAGACGATCAAGCGCATCCCAATCGACGTATGGGACCCGGCCGAGCCGGATCACGCCAGCCATATCGATAGTGGCGATGTCGGAAATGATGAGGGAGTGCTGTCCGGCGCACACCAATACACGCCTAAGCTGGACGGTGCTATTCCAGAGATTGACGTTCGACCAGGTGCCGGGCAGGGGCAGGCGGGCGCCGAGGTCGTTGCGATTTCCAGCGGCGGAGCGATCACCGGTCACAAGGTGGTCAGCGAATGGGTGCTGCCGGCGTCGTTCTTCCGGCATGAGCTGCAAGCCTCGCCTACTGGCTCGATCTTCATGGCGGTGGTTGGTGACAGCATGGCGCCCACACTTCAGCCGGGGAACAGGATCATCGTAGACACCCGGCAGAATACGTTCGGAGCCGACGGCATCTATGTCTTCGATGACGGCGATGGCGAACCGCGGGTGAAGCGTCTTTCCAAGGTGCTTTTCAGTAACCCGCCAGCCGTAACGATCCTCTCCGACAATCCCGCGCATCCTGCGCAGAACGCATTGCTCGGCGATGTGCGAATCATCGGCCGTGTCGTGGGTCAGGTGTCCCGGCTCTAATGCGCGGGCATTGAATTAATGCGATATGCATTGACTTAGTTAATGCGCTGTGCATTAATCGGCTCCAACGAAGCAGTTGGAGCCCACCATGAACCTCTTGGCCAAAGCCTTCTCTGATCTCTCCCGGCCGGTCGATGGTGAATTGCTGGCGGCAGCATGGCGCATCGCCTCGCAAGACGTGGCCGACGATCTGCGCTTCATCCGCCAGTATGCCAAAGTGATCGCTGAGCGCGACGAATGGCTTTCGACCGGCGCGCTTGTCCATCGTCCGGCCTATGTCCAGCAGTGCCGCCATTGGCTGGCTGAGACGATCAAGCGCTATCTACGCAACGTCCGCACCATTTCTGAGACGGAAGCCGCCATGACCGACATCGGCATGGCCTTCGCCAAATCTTCCTATGCGTGGGATGCAGCGTGATGGCTCACGGCTTCTGCTTACCCGTAAATATAGCTCCCCCACCGCGGTGTCCGCCGCGTTCCAACCGTTCACGGAATGTCAGTTCGTCCCTTAGTTCTTGGATCGACAGGGGAGATTTGAATGCCGCGACGGCTCGGCGTAGCGCGGCGTCGTTTCCCTCGGCGGCGCCGCTTAAAAGCTCTTCGAAGGCCGCGATCAAATGGCTAACGCGCCGCAGCTCGCGCTTCATGTCCTCTGTTTCCGCCGTCTGTCGTTTGAGGCTGGCAAGCTCGCTCTGTGCCTCCCTCAATTCGAAGTTTTGCATGCGATACTTGTCTTCGATCCCAGCCGATCGCTCTTCGACTTCATGGAGCATCTTCGCAACGCGCTCCATGTCCGCGATGTATTTCCGGGACTGCTCGCGCTCAGTCGCTAATTCCCGCTCTTTCCGTTCGAGTAGGGCGCTGGTTTCCGCGTACCGGCGCAGCAGCTTGTCGAACTCCTCCAGGCGGAAAACGATCTCGCCGTTCATCGACCTGGAGCTTTGGGTCGCGGCTTCGGTCAGCGCGTCTCTCAGGACGACGGGCAATCGCAAGGTGATGCGCGTCTCTAAAGGGTCTTCAGCCATTTCATCCCGGCCAGTTATTCACAGGTATCGGGCGAATAGCACCGTTTTGATGCCATGCCAACTTGACACCAAAATGGTGCGACACTAAAGTGGTGTCATAGTTAACGAGAGAGGAAAGGAAATGGACAAAACAACCCTCTCGCTCCGCCTTCCCGCCGACGTGAAAGCGTTCTTGTCGGCCCAGGCAGAGCGAAATGGAAGCAGCCAGAACAGCGAAATCCTGCGGTGCATCCGCGACCGGATGGACCGCGAAACGAAAACGGCGACCAGCGAGCCGGCAAGCTCAAACTGATCGCCGTTCTGAAACGAAACCGCCCGGCAAGGCGGCTCCCCAATCAATCATCAAAGCTTGGAGCACAAGATGATCAAGACGACACATAGCACCGCTGCGGCGGAAATTCCAGCCTTGTCCAGGCGCGGCCTCTTGGCAGGCGCGGCAGCAACAGCTGCCATGGCTGCAACGGTCAAGTCGGCGCCGGCCTCCGAAATCTCGCCCGAACTGGAGCGGCTGATCGCGGCGAAGCGCAAGGCGCATGGTGCGTTCGACGACGCGCTGGAAGCCTACTACGAGATCGAGACGGCGTATTTCAAGGCCCATCGGAAAGAGCTGTTCGTTGATCTCTCGATCGGCGGCGCGCAGTCTTTTCACCCGGACTTCGACCGGGATTACTTCCACCACGACGTGCGCAACGACATCATCAAGCGGTACGAGGATCACATCCGCAAGCTGACGGGTCTGGAGAAAATCCACCCGGTCCTTGCCGCGGAAGCGGCTGACGCCCTGAACTCTGCGCTGATCAAAGACCTTCGCACCTTCCGGCAGGTGCTGCGCGACGAGATCGGCCGTCGCAAGGCCTTCGGTTTCTGGCAGGTCGAAGAGGCGAAGGAGAAAGCCTCGCGGGCCGATCTGGATGCTTTCACCGACCTCTGCGCCTACCGCTGCACCAACTTCGCCGAGTTGGCGCGCAAGGCGGAAGTGATCGCGCACTACACCGGCCCACGGTTCGCCGAGATACAGGCCGATGATTTCCGTGTCCTGCTTGCGTCCATGATGGACGAGGAAGGCGGTGCAGCATGAGCGCCGCCCAATCTGAAATCGAAGCCCTGCGCGACCTCGAGCCGTTGATCTGCGACGCGGACAACATGCTCGACGTGTTGATGAGCATGTTGGAGGACCGTTTCAGTTCCAACGGTGACGACAATCTCGTGCTGACGTCGACTGAGCGCGATCGCATCTTCTTCACCGCCTGCGTCGCGTGCGACATGTCGAGAAAGGTCCGCAAGGCCTTCTATGCCACGGGTCGCAAGAAGGGAGGTGCGGAATGAGCACCCCCAAGCAAGACCCCAGGTTCGAAGCAGTCTGCTCACTGGAAGAGCCGCTAGCCACCGCCACTGACATTTGCAAGGCGCTGGCGTTCATTGCCGAGACAATGAGCAACGATGTCGGCAGTGTCGTTCAGAGACTGGCATGGCTTGCCATCGGACAGATCGACGAGGCCGAAAAGATCAGGGGCGAGCTGTTCGACTTGACCCATCCCACGAAAGGCGGTGCGAAATGACCGCCGATCTTTCCCCGACGATGCAGGCCATAGCGAACCACATCAACGCCAGCGCCGAGTGCCATCGTCAGTGCGAACTTTCAGATTGGGGTGTGATCCCGAAAGAATCCGAGTTTGCAGCTTGCGATGCGATGGACGAGGCCTTGGTAGCGGTTTGCGCCGCACGCCCGTTGGCCGAGGACGATCTGAAGGCGTGGCGGAGGTATCTGCGCTCCGTCGAAGTCGCCAAGCGGATCGAGGGGCAGGATGGGTTGACGGCGCGCGTCGTCGCGGCGCTGATCGGAGGGGAAACCTGATGGCCAGCGCCCTTGAACATGCAATGGCCGAGATAGAGCAGAAATGCCTCATCATGGGCGAAGAGTTGTTCGATCTCGGCATTCCGCTCGACGACGCCATGAAGGAGTTCTGCGTCAAATTCCTGATGGACCGGTTGTCGGACGGCGCTCGAGAAGCCGTGATCGAGGAAGTCAGGGCCGGTCGCTCGGACGAACTCACGCAGCGGATAGCTGACCAGATCGCGCGGAGTGGCCAAGCATGAGGCTGATCCGCTCCCTTCGCGCCCTGTATCACGAGACCATGGCTTGGCGGCACCACCGCGCTTATCAACGCCACGTCGACCAAGCTGACCGAATGGTTGCTGAAATCCGGCTGGACCGCCTCGCCCGGAGGGCAAGCTGATGGCCAGCAGCATGGCGGAGTACAAGCGCCAGACGCGGGCGCACATCGCCGGCTTGCAAGGACAGGTGACGGCGGCCGAATACAAGGCCGCCCAAGCCGACCAGCGCGCCGAGAGGGCCGAACGGGCGGAACGGCAGATCGCGATCGAACGCGATATCTGGAAGCACCGCGCGCTGGATGCCGAGGCAGCAGTGAAATCGCTTAGGAGGCCGGAATGAAGCCGGCCACCTTCGAATCGTTGCCGATGTTCGCCTCCGACCAGCAGATCGCCGAAGCCATCGTCGGTAAGGATAGAGCGCAAAAATGGCTAGCCGAGCGCCTTCCGACCCTTGCCAAGAAGCCAGGTTTCCCGGCTATTGATGAATTTCACGGCGGGCGCCCGGTCGCTCTCGTCGCCCGATGGTACGAAAACTATCTCGGAATCGGGTCGACGACAGCCACGGCGCCGCCAGGTAGGGCAGACGCAAGCGCATGGAAGAGCAAGAGCAGATCAAGGCCACAGGCCTGAAATGGATCAAGCGCGCGAACACCAAGACGCCATTCTGGGTCGCCGACGAGGTTGACGTGAAAAACGGCTATGAGCCGAAGACCGTCAACCTCTCCCATCTTCGCGACCAGCCGGAAATGCTGAAGGCCAAGTGCAACGCGCTGCAGGCCGACATGATCCTGTGGCGCACGGGGTACCGCGCCGATCCGCTGAAGTTCGACGGCACGCATAAGTCTCTGCTCGTGATCTACGAGACGCACCCGAAAAGCCCCTACAAGAAGCTGAAGCCCGGCACGCTCCGGCCCTACAACCACTACCTAAAGCAGTTGAAAGGCCACATTGGTGCCGTTCGAATCGACGACACGACCGGCGTGGACCTGATGGATTGGCACGATGTCTGGTCCGAAGACGGGCGGTATCTCGCCGCGGCGACCACATGCCGAGCGGTGCTTTTCTCGGCAGTCGGCTTCGGAATTATGATGCGCCTACCAGGCTGCGCGGAATTGGCGGCTGTCATGAAGGAAACCGCCAAGAAGCTCCCGCATCCGAAGCCCCGAAATCAGTCGGCGACCGCCGCGCAGATCATTGCTGCCCGCACAGCCGCTCACAAGCATGGCCGGCCGTCGTCGGCGCTGGCCTACGCGATCTGCTTCGAAACGGTTCTCCGTCTCTGGGATGTCATTGGTCAGTGGTGGCCGATGGATATGGGCGGTATCTCGGAAGTGCTCGATGCTGACCGGGATCTGAAATGGTTCGGCCTGCGTTGGGAAGACATCGACGCGGACCTAGTGCTGCACTTCACTCCGTCCAAGACCGTCGACAGCTCGGGGGCCAGCATTTCCTATTCGCTGAAGAAGGCGCCGATGGTGCTTGAAGAGCTGAAGCATTGGCCGGCCGAAAAACGCAAGGGACCGATCATCGTCTCCGAGGAAAATGGACTGCCCTGGCGAGCGCAAATCTTCGCGCAGCGCTGGTCGGTCGACAGGAAGGCGGCGGGCCTGCCGGCGACCTTGTGGGCTCGCGATCTGCGAGCTTCCGGCATCACAGAGGGCAGGGCATCAGGCGCCCGGCTCGACGACGCCAGCAAGGTCGCCGGGCATACCGCGACCAAGACGACGGAGCGCTACGACCGCGCCGTTTTGGAGGCCGCTGATCGCTTCGCTGACGCACGCGTCAAGCGCCGTGAACAGAGCGGTAACAGCAGCGGTAACGGGCGGTAACGCGTTTAGAATTTCGTAAGGGAATTCAACAGGCTGCATAAACCCTGCTTTAACGCGCCTTTAAGGGTAAGTGCTTGTTTTTGTTGGGTAGCGTTACCATTAAGGGGCCATGAAAGCGACAGCGACTTACGATTCGACGGCCGGCACCTTCACGCTTGAAAAGGGGATATGGAAAGGAACTTTCCCGATCACCGACCTGACGAAGTGGCTGAATTTCTATCGCGGGCAGATGGAGCGATATCCGGCCCACGCCGCAAACTATGCGCCCGATGTGGAGGCCCTTGAAGCGCTCGCCAGACAGATTGGCGCGAAATTGCGCTGATCACCGATCACCGCGCCGCCTTCCGGATCATTCGTGTACAAACGAAAGTTGCGGGGAAATGGGATTTCTCGCAAAAAAGTTGCGTCGAATCCTTGTCAGTAGCGTGACAGGACACTACTTAACAAAAGTTTACCGGCGACTGTCGGGAAGACATAGGTCGGCCCGGCGGTGTTACCAGCACCAACCGGGCCTGAAAGCAACCACCGAAGCGGTGGAGGAAGTGCACTTGACGTCTAAATGGGACTCCTCCCTCCCCATGTCAAGCACTTTCTCTGCCGCATATTGACAGGAATACGTCTATATGCAGTACGCAATGCAAGTGTTTGAATACGAAGACAACGACGAGTTTCGCGTGATCGACCGGAATGGTGAACCGTGGTTCATCCTGACGGACGTGGCTAAGCGTCTCGGGATCGGAAATCCTAGCGACGCGGCCTCTCGCCTCGACGACGACGAGAAGGGGGTCGCTACTATCGACACCCTTGGCGGTAAGCAGGCGGTTAGGATCATCAACGAGTCCGGCCTCTACAGCCTGATTCTGACCAGCCGCAAGCCCGAAGCGAAGCGGTTCAAGAAATGGGTGACGTCCGAAGTTCTGCCGACCATCCGCAAGACGGGTGGCTACCACGGCAAAATCCCTGCGTTCATCCGCCGCTACAATGCCAACTGGGATCGTGTCGACAACGGCTATTTCTCCGTGATCTCCGAACTCACCATCCGGCTTTGGGGCCGGTTGGAGCAGGTCGGCCACATCATGGCAGACAAGGCGCCGAACGGTTGCGAAAACCGGCCGGACGTTAGCGTTGGCCGGCTCTTTTCTGACTGGCTGAAGAAGAACCATCCGAAACTGGCAACGATGCACAAAATGTACATCCACGTCACGCCGGAATGGGAGGGCGAGGCTCGGCAGTACCCGAACTCTCTCCTGCATCTGTTCATCGAGTTCGTGGATACCGTCTGGATCCCCGAGCACTCTGAACGCTACTTCAACACCCGCGACCCTGCCGCGCTTCCTTATCTGCCCCGGCTGCTGCCCAAGCCTGGCAAGGCGCTGCCCGGCAAAGCGGCGTAACAACAGCGCCGCCGTCAGGGGCAACCTTGGCGGCGGCTTCTCCCTGTGGATAGTAACGGGATATTCACCATGCGTCGGCATCCCGATTGAAGGCGCGAACAGCGGGCCTAAGCTGGCCTTGCGTCAATTGAGACGCGCCCCCCGCCCAATGCTGGCGGCCGACGCTTTCATGTCCCGGACCCCAAATCCTCGTATGCGTCGGCCGCTGGATTTTTCAGGCGGGGATGTTCGCGGGGGCGAAGATGCAATGGCTTGAGCGCATAGCGGAACGTATGGCCAGCGGCATCGCCGCGAAGCAGTTCCTCGTTGTTCCTCCAAGGGAACCACGCTACGAAAGCATCACCTACAGATCGCGGATGGAAGCCGCCCTTTCAGCGGCGATGCCTGGGTACATCTTCACGGTGACCATCGAACACCCGCAGCGCCAGGATAAGGAAGACATCTTCATCGAACCCGATGGGATCATTCCCGACTATGAGGATTTCCTATTGCGAGTGATGACTGTCTTGGCTCCGTTCGTTGCCGATCAGGCGCCTAGGCTCAACTGAGATGGTACCGCGCCAGCAGGCCACGAACATGATCGTCGTGCCACCTCGCATGTGCCTGGTCACGGCCGCCTTTGTCGACGACCTGACCGACGATCTGCGCGTGGCGCTGCCCGGCTATCAGTTCCAGATCGTGCCGGACTACATCGGCCGGCACAGCCACGAATTCTTCGTCGAGCCGGATGGCTGGGTGCCGGATGATGCAGTTGCAGCGCTTCGCAAGGTGCTGGCGCGCTATGGCGACGACAACAAAAAAAGCCCGCCAGCCGAAGCCAGCGGGCGTTAGCAAGGTTGGAGTTGGCGGGAAGGAATGCAGACGGCAGGAGTATGGTTCCACGGTCAGCGTGATCGCTTATCCAGTTCGCGCTGCTGGGCCTGTATCATGGCCGTGAGCGCCGCCATCTGCTGGGCAAGGCCCTGCTGCTGAGTGATGACCTGGCTCATCTGTTCCCGCATGAGCTGCTGAAATTCCTGCCGCTCCTGCCGGCCGCGATCCTGGTTGATCTCTACCGCCTTTGTGCGATCCTTCAGCATCTGCTGCTCGTTGCCCAAGTCGTTCACGTCCGATCGGAGCTGCGTCGAGATAGCAGCCTGAGCCTCAAACTGGCTTTCGATCCAGAACCGTCCGAAGAAGATCAGCAGCGTAAGCATGACCGGCGTGGCGAGCATCGCCAGGCGGGACAGCACGAGCACCGTCTGACTTTCAATGATCGCTTCTTTGGCCGTCGATGCATTCATGGCTTCCATCCGCACCATTTAACGCCAAGAGCGTTGTGCTGGTTCATGTCGTCGAGTTCCGGTCGAGTCATTACGGCGAAGACGGCCGCACTCGGACGGATCGGCTTGTTGTTGTCGCACCAGGTCTTGCGCGGGTCGCTGTCCTTGGTTGTAACGGAACAGCCTGCCGCGAGAGACAAGACCACTAGGCTTGAGCAGAGGAACCTCAACGGCGCACCCATGGAGCCGCCTCCTTGCGCGCCTGGTCGTCCGTCATCCCGGCTGTCTGCCGCTCGATGTCGGTGGCTTCCCGGTTCATCTCGACGCGATCCTGTGCCGCGGCGAGGTCTTTGGTGGCCTGCCTATTGCGTTCAGCCCTTGCGCCGGCCAGGCGCTGCTGGAAACCGAAGCCGAGCGCGCCGATGATACCAGCGCCGATCGCCAGCACGGTCGGGTTGCTGAGAAGCCAGACGATGAGGGCGCTCACAGGAAATGCTCCGCGACGAAGTACCCCGCCATTCCGCCGACGAACAGGAGAGCCAGGATCAGCGCTATGAAGGGTAGAATGCGGCCCTTCCCCATCTCCGCCGCAGCCGAAGACGCAAAGCCAGGTCCGATCATAGCCAGATCCCCACGATGACGCCGGCAACGAAACACGAGCCGCCGACGATCAAGTAAGGCCTGCTCTGCTCGATGATCTTGGTAAGGACGGACTTCAGATTTTCCATGTCACTTCTCCTCTGCCGGCGGCGGCGGCGCGATCATGCCTTTCGGCCCGTCGCGGAAGGCGTTGATCAGCAGCTTGGCAAGCGCGAGCGTGCCGCTGATCTGCAAAGCCCGGTGATCGGTGATGCCGAACATCGTCCAGTCGAAGCCGGCGAGCGCACCCGACGTGATGATGAAGATGAGGGCGTTCAGCACATTGTGCAGGAAGTTCGTGTTGAGCCATTTCATTGGAATAGTCCTTCGATGAAGCTGACGACGTGATGCCACCAGCCTGCGACGGCCATGGCGGTAAGAGCGAGTGCGGCGACGACGCTGGCGACGATGCCGGAGCCCGTAGCGGGCGGTGTTGGGGTGATGACGGGAGGCGCCGGAATCGGCTCGGATGCCGCAGGAATGCTCGGTTTCTGGTCGATGACGGGTGGCGCCGGCTGAGGCGGTTGCGCCTGGATTGACGGCGCGGGCTGAGCGGGCTGGATTGGCAGCGGGTTCACCGGCTGCGGTGTGTTGCTGAGCTTCGGAAATTCGATCTTCGATCCATCGTCCGGCCAGATCTTCGCAGCCTTGGCGAGCCAGGTCCTTTGATCGGCGAGGCCGTTAGTGCCGCCGTTCACCGCCTTACAAACGCCGGTCACGTCGTTCTTGTCAGCCAGGGCATTGATGTTGCGCTTCGTCCAGAAGATGGTTGCAGCCTCAAGCGCGCCCGGGAAGGTGCGCAGCAACTCAGGCTGGTCGACGACGGGCAGGCCGGTCGCGTCCTCGACGAGCTCGAAATTCTCCCGGCCGGTGTTCTGCAGCAGCCCCGAACCGCGATAGGTCCAGCCGTCATTCGGCTTGAAGTTGCCGAGCCGCCCGCCATAGACCCTGTTCGCCAGCTTCTGCGGGTTCCTGGCGAAGGGAGTAGCCGCGGCGATGGTCGGGAAGCGGTTCGGCCAGACCTGTGTCAGCCGTTGCGCGGTGTAGCTCAGATCCTCCTCGAGACTGCGAAGGCCGCCCGTCTCTACGCAGACGCGCGCCAGGAAATGGCGAAGCCGGATCGGGGTGTTGATGCCGGCCTCGTCGAGCAGGCGCGAGTTGTCGGCAATTCCTTGGACTATGGCCTTCGATGCCGTGGGGGATAGCCGCAGCAAGTCGGCCGCAAACGTTGCGGTCATGGTAAGCCTTTGGATTGTGAGGGGACACCGTTGGTTTCGCGACGGTACTGCGCTATCGAAGTGGAATGGCAATGTTCAGAGAATTACGGACCAAGCTGGGCCTAAGAAAGCCGTACCCGGGCAGACACGTTACTGTGGGACGTAAAACCTATGGCGTTGATGTCGCCAATGTGTTTCAAGCGACGGCTGAAGCGCCTGTTGTGATCGGCGCTTATTGCTCCATCGCTGCTGGTGTCTTGTTTATCGCTGCCGGTGAGCACCCCATGTCGCTGGTTTCGACCTATCCTTTCGCCGGAGCTGATCGAGATCTGACCAAAGGGCCGATCACCGTTGGCAACGATGTTTGGATTGGCTCCCGCGCCATTGTGCTTTCCGGCGTCACAATAGGCCACGGAGCAGTTGTCGGCGCCGGGTCTGTTGTCACCAAGGACGTGCCGCCCTACGGAATTGTCGCTGGCAATCCGGCTAAGCTGATCCGGTATCGGTTCGAGCCGGAAACTATAGCCGCTCTGCTTGGCATTCGTTGGTGGGATTGGCCTGATCGCCAGATCGAAGCCGCAATGCCGGACTTTCACAAATCGGTGGCGGACTTCATCTCGAAATATGGCCAAGTCGCTCTCGCTAGGAGCACCGCCGCGCAGAGTGCCTGAGCGGTTTTTATGCCCATGCCCTTATGATGAGTTTCCAAGTCGAGGCGGGGTTCGATTTGTAATTGTACCCGCCAGTGGCAGATACCATTACGAGGCCGTTCGAGCCCATAGAGACGGTGATATTAGTCGCGTCAGGGCGCAGGTTGACGCCTCGACCATCGGCGGCGTCGGAAGCCCAAGTGGCGAGAAGTACTTCATCATTTTGGGCGTAGCCGCCATCCCCCGCAACAGCAATGCAAACTGCATAGGCGTGATACATTTTTGGCTGGACACCTAGCCCATGTGCCAAGGTCAGGGTTCCACCGTTGGTCCAAGTCTGCTGCGCGCTCTCGTAAGCCTTGATGAACGGGACGGTCGCCCACTGTGGCGCGGTCGCGCCAGCGTTCATTTGCAGCACCTGACCTGCGGTGCCTTTCGGTAGCCGCGCTAGGGCTTTAGCGCTGGTCGCGTAGAAGACATCGCCAACAGCGACAGAGGCGGGCAGCGGAACGAAAATCTGCTGCGCTGCGCCGTCACCGATGACAAGCACATTGTCATCCGTATCCCACTGGATTTCGCCTTCTGCCGTCGGTGTCGGCGCGGCGCTCTGCTTCAAGATAAGCGTTTGTGACACTGCCTGTCCGTTGGCGCGCTGATAGGACATGCAGCGCCAATTGCCACCACCCAGCGACCGGAACCGCGCCACGTCGCCGGCCGCCGTCTGGATATTTGCCGCACCGGGCAAGATGAGCGTTGTGGCATTGTGGGTAAGCGTCAGAGAGCCGGCAAAAATCAGCTCGCGCAACGCGCCGGCCGCTACAGAGCCCAACCCGGTAATGGTAGTGGTGCCAGTGACGTTGATCTGCGTGCCTGTTGCCGCCGCAAGGTTCAGCGTCGCGGCCGATGCCATGTCGGTGCTGGCCTTGCTGAGATTGTCGCTGCCACCGACAGCAGTGGCCGAGCCCGTACCGCCGGCAACCACAGGCCGTGCGGTGTTGAGATCCTGCTCAACGTCGGCAGTAAAAGCGTTCCAGTCGGCGCTTTCGATGGTCGTGTTAGGCGATGCGTCGATGCCAGCAGGCTTCGAATACACGCCGCTTCCGTCGCGGGGCATTAGGCATACTCCGATGATCTTGTTTCAGGAGGCGCGGAAATCCGCTATTGAGGCCAGCCATGGGCTGGGTGAGACGTCTCTTTTCGCGAAGGAGGCCGGTGCCGACTGCGGAAGTCGGCATCCCGGATGCGATCTATCACGAGGCAACCGAGGCTCATCAGGAGAAAGAGGCCTGGCTAAAAAAGGTCCGCGCTCAGGATTTGGAGCGCCAACGGGATTATGATTTCAACATTCGCATGGCGTCCGCGATGAAGCGGTATTGGGCTTTCCGCAGCCAGGATGAGAACGACAGCGAGGAACTGGACGATCTTGATTTGCGGGTGATCCGGTTGCCGCCGCGGCTTCTGCCATCAAACTTCTATGGCGTGCACTTCAAGGACACCGACGAATATGGCGTCTGCGAGTCGTACCGATTTGACAACGGAAGTTTCGGTCACAGCTACCGAAGGGTTGCGGACGATACCTTCGAGGCTGACCGCTACGAGCGCCTCTGAGCCATAGCTTTCCATTTTCTGCGCGCCTATATTCTGCGCCATGCAGATCGAGCACGACCCGAACGAACGCAGGCCTACGAACGCTATCTGGTGGGCACTGCTGGCCGTCGTGGCGCTCCAATGGGCCTGGTATTTCTACTTTTTCAAACCCGACTGGATCGCCGTCGGGATGGGCGCTTTCACTGCCGGCGTCCTGATCAGCTGGGTTGTCGACATCACCGGCAATAGATGGCCGTTCTCAGGGACCGGTCAGCGCTGAAGTCTGCCGGGACGACAAGGCATTGATGATCGAGGCCAAAGCCGCCCGATTTCCGCTCTTCGTCGCATTGCGGGTAGCACCAGCAGTCAAGGCCTGAACAGCCGCGGCCGGGTCGGTGAGCATCAGGGTATTGCCGACCCGCGATAGAACGCTCGGCGGCAGGCCCCGGGCCTCGTTCAGTGTGCGCCCGAGCGCGCCAAGGGCCGCCCCGGCGAAGTCACCCCGGAACAGACGCGCCAACACGGTCGGGTCGAACTGCGCCATGCCAGCAGCGTCAGCCAGGTTGTCAGCAGTCCGCGAGCCGCCGATCGCCGCGTTGCGGGTTTCGAACATGGTCTTTTCGCGGCCAAGCTGATTCCACAGGCGCGGCCCACGACCGGGGGCCGTCACAACCGGGAACTCCATGCCGGTGGCGTCGGAAATCAGCGGCCGGGACTTGTCCACACCGACGGCGGCCGATTGCGTCTGTTCGATCAGAGGATCTGCGTAGCCGACACGGAAAGCGGCTTGCTCTTCCGGCGTCATGGCGTTGTAAACGGACACCGTGTCCGGTGCCCGACCGCGCATCGCCGCTGATTTGCCGGCACCCACTGCCTCGATACGCCGGGAAGCCGCCGCAAAGGCGTCTCGAGCCCGGGCATACGGCGCTGAGGCGTTCGCAAGGGTGTTGTCCAGGATGCGCTGCACGTTGCTGAGGTAGTGTGCCCGATTACCGGCACCCTGGCTCTCTGCGCGGGTGATCATGTCATCAAGATCGAGCTTCGCGCGGAAAACTGCGTTGAAATCCGTCAGGTTCGACCGGCCATCGGTCAGCATCGACCGGACCCGCGCCAGCGCTCCCTCGATGCTGTCATGCGCGATCTGGTTATTCGGCCGAGCGATGGAATGCACGCCGGGCTGAAGAACGTCGTCGATCGCCTGGACGGCCGGAGAGACATCGACCGGGGTGGCCTGCTGGCGCGCCTGACCATAGAGCGCGTTCGCTTCGGCAGCGCGGGCGTTTTCGAGCGTCGCCGTGCGCTGCGCTGCCGTGTCGGGCGCGTCGAAGGCTTCCGTGAGCGCGTTGGTGATGCGCCGGCCCTGACCGGCCTGCCTGTTGTTCAGCGCCTCGATAACGGCCTGGCGTGCCTCGTTCGGGTTGCGCGCGACCGTGGAAAGGGCACGCTGCCCGGTCAGGCCAAGAGCATCCGCCACGTTGTAAACAGGCTGGTTGTCGGCCTGAGCCGCTGCCAGGCGGTTGCCGATCTCTTGCGGCGTCGTGCCGGCCTTTTCGAGCGCGTCGCCGATCGCCGCCGACGCATACTTGCCGGGCTGAAAACGGGCCATGATCGAGGAGACGACGGGGCTGGCGAGCGCCTGCGCACCGGCTATAGCGTACGGGACAGCGCCGCCTGTAAGGCCGCCGACAAGCGAACCGACGCCGCCCTTATAGAGGCGGTCTTGCACGTCTGTGCCGCTTCCCAGCCCGTAGACGCCACCCATCAGCGAGCCGTCGAGTGCGGAACCGGCCGCAAGCCTGCTCAAGCCTTTGCCGGCCATCCGCGCGCCGACGGAAAGGCCATTCTTTGCCAAAGCCAAGCCGCTACCCACACCGCCCACGCCCATGCCCGCGATATAGGACTTCGGGTTCATGTCGTAGGCTTTTTGCTGGTCGCCGCGGATGTCCTGAACGATTTCGGAATATGGCGTCTTGCCGCCGCGTGCCCGGTCCAGGGCATAGCCGAGACCAGCAGCGGCCTCGTCTGCAAAACCCATGCTCGCCATATCGGTCAGGCCCATCAAGGCCGATCCGGTCTTGCTGAAGCCGTTCACCTCGCCGGTTTTCGGGTCGTAGCCTTTCATGCCCGGGTTGAACGCTGGCACCCTCGCCGGCTGGCCCGTGACAGGATCGATGCCGGCGTGTGCCGCCTTGGCGTCCGGGGAGAGGCTTTCGAGTTCCTGCGCCTTGGCAATGCCAGCACGAGCTCGTGCGGCAGCATCATCGGCGGGAGGCGTCAGGGCCGGCAGAGACTTCGAAATCTCGTCGACCGCCGCATTCTGCTGGTCCGGCGACATCGACAGAAAACTGTCGTCAACCGTGACCTTATGGCCCTGAATGTTGAGCGTAGGCATTACGGTTCAATGCTCCACTTCAGGCCGCCGCTGGTGGTGCGAGAGCCATCCTGCGACTGCGGCTGACCAGCGCCAGCCTCCGGCACGCCAGCCTGCTTGCGAGCACGAGCCAGGCCAGTGCGAATGACGCCTTCGAAATCGTCGATCGCGCGCAGATATTCCTCGTCGCTGATCCGCTGGTTGCCGAGACGCGACAGTGCCTGCTCTGCCTTCGCGCCTTCCGCTTCGCTGATCTGGCCAGCGCCCTTGAGCGTCTGGTAGGCCTGCAAGAAGGCTTGGCCTTTCGTCTCGTTGACGAGCGACTGGAAATCGACCTGATCGGCAGTGCGCGACGGCAGCATGCCTTCGATGAAACCAGTCGAACCGGCGCGGCCGGGATGCGTCTTCATCCGGTCAAGGATGCCCGTCATCATCGCCGCATTGTCCTCTATGCGCGGCAGATCGAACTGAGCGGCGCCCTGCGACTTGCCGATCTCCTTCTGCGCGGCTTCGCCGGAAACGTCCTTCGGAACGTCGCCGATGATCGCGCCAGCGCGGTCCCGGATGCCGAACGAAGTGCCGAGGTCCAGTTGGCCAACACCGGGCGGCACAAGGTCGATGCCATCGGGCGCGGCGGCCGGGGCAAGACCGCCAGCGTTGTTGAGCTGGAACAGCACCCACTTGCCGTTCTTGTCCTTGCCCCACACCGGATTGTTGCCGAACTTGTCGCGGGCGTTCGGGTCGTTGCGCTTGGCGATTTCGGATTCGATGTTCTTGATCTGCGCGCGCTTGTATTCGGTATCAAGAGCGGCGTCGGGATCGATCTTCTGCTTGATCAGCGCGCCGAGAATGGCCTTCTGCGTGTCGTTCATGTAGGGCGCGGAATTCGCCGCCTGCATCAGCGTCTGGACGCTCGGGCCACCGTTCTGATCCCACTGAATCGCCCCAGCGTCGCCGCCAGCCATCACCGGCAGATTGTCCTGCATAGCCTGCACGATGCGCTGCTGTGCCGGCGCGGCGGGCACGGGGATTGCAGATGGCGCGGCGTCAGGGACAGCGCCAGCGGAGGGCTGTAGGCTCGCCACAGGGCCGCCCATGGGCTGCTTGCTCATCATCGCGGCAAGAACGCGCTGTCCGGCCGGCGTAGTGGCACCGGGCGCGCCGGGCGCGTAGCCGGTAACGCCCGCCGACGGATCGAGACTGGCCACCTGCACGCCGCCGCCGTCACCAGGACGGGGCGTCGGGATCGGAGCGTTGTCGAGCGGGGTCTGCCCGACCATGCCGAAGTGCGGGACGTCCTTGAAGCGCGACCAGTCGGCGCCCGGATCGAGGTCGACGCCCTTTTCCTTTGCGGCCTGTTTCATGGCCTGCACGATCTGTGCCTGCTTCTGCGGGTCGAACACGACCTGACCATTTGCATCCACCGGCCACAGGTCCACGGCACCGCCGCCGAGATGGTCGGAATCGTTCGTCTTCGACCAGCCCCAATCGACCGCCTTCTGCTGCATGCCGGCATCGCGCCGGCCGGAGCCGATGACGAAGTTCGTTCCGGCGATCTGCTTGGCGCGATCGACCACGCCGGCCAAGGCCGGGTCTATCGCGGCTTCGTTTGCGGCCTCGTTCGCCACAGGGTTCGAATTCCACTGGCGGAACTTCGCGCGCTGATCCTCACCGCGGGTGTCCGTGGCGGGAATGCGGCCATAAGGATCGATCGACGACACGCCGGCAGAGGGATCGAGCGACGCGACCTGTACGGGCTTGGGCTGCGTCGTCTGCTGCGCAACCGCGGTAGCCTGTGCCGGCGTAGCGCCAGCGCCTAGCGCGCGCTGATAGGTGGCCACGAAGCGATTAACATTCGTGCCCTGCTCGATGCCACCCGGAAGGCTCGTCCAGATGCCGCTCAACGCCGACCCGACACCTGCAATGGCTTGCGGATCGCCTGACTGCAGCACGGTCGCCAGGTCCTGCCCGGTCTTGGCCTTGTAGGTCTCTGCGGCGAGGTTCCAAGCCGCCTTGTCCTGGTTGACCGGCTGGAAGTCGGGAAGGCCGAGCTTCTTGGCCTGATCGTCCCAGGTCGGGCCGAGGAACTGATACTTGCCCGCTGCGCTCGACGTGCGGCCGGCGTTCGGCCCGGTCTGGATTCGCACCGGCTGGTTAGGATGATGCGAGAAGTCGTCGAACGTGCCGCCACCATAGATGACGTTGTATTTGCCACCGCTTTCCGGCCCGGCGATGGTGTTCAGCAGCGCCTTCTGATAGGGCGCGGCGTCCGTCCATGCCAGCTGGTCGCCGTGATAATCCGCCCCGCCAGACGAGGCGGCGGCCGACGAGGATCCAGGCGCGGGCGGGAAAGCGCTCTTGCCGGCCATTGCACCCGCGATGTTGCCGAAAGCGGCGTCGCCAGCAGCCTTCGCCGCGGCTTCCTTCTTGGCGAGCGCCGCATAGCCGAGACGCGCCGACAGGGCTTGGCCAATCGATGCGATACCCTCGCCGAGCGTCTGCGGCACGCCCTGCGAATTCTGCAGCATCGCGTCGAGAATGGCGCGCTGCCGGGCTAGCGTTTCGGGCGTCTCGCCCTTGGACGGATCGAAGATGAAGGAAGCCATTTACGCCGCCTTTCCGAGGCCGAAAGTCGTGCCGAGAGCCTTGGAGTAATCGACCGCTTTGAAGCCGCCGATTTCGACCACGGCGCCTGGATGCTTGCGCTCGACTTCCTGAGCCATCAGGCCGATCTGCGGCCGGTTGTCGCCCTTGTAGCGATAGGCGTAGAGGTTCTGGCCGTCGTTGGTCTTGCCAATCTTTTTGACGTCGGTTTTCAGGCGACGGTCAGAGAAGGACAGAGCCGGGTTACCGAGGAACGCAGAACCGAGGCCGAACAGGCCGCCAAGGATGCCGCCGGTCGCGGCCTGCTGCTGCTGGAAAGCCTGCAATTTTTGCTGATAGTTTTGGTTGATCAGCCCCGCCACGTCGGTCGTGGGGATCGTCGGCATGTTGGTGTTGACGAAATTAGGCTGGCTGACCTGAGAGCCGTTCAACAGTGCCGAGATTTCATTGATCGGCTGGTTGCGCTCAGCCATGATCGACTGCTGCGCCTGGCCGTAAGCATTGCCATAGAGATTGTCGCGAGCATTGGCGCGCTGGGTGGAGAAGTCGCCGAGCGCCCGGGTGTAGGCATCCGAACCGATGTTGATGCCCTTGTTGGCAAGCTGGGTTTCGAGGCTCGACTGGTTCTGATCCCAGGTCTTGTTGAAGTCGTCCATGAAATGCGTGTCGATGTACTTCGACACGTTGTCGGACGAGAGGTCCACCGGCTTGCCGAGATAGTCGTTCAGGAACGCCGACTGGCTGTTGGCAATCTTACCAAGGTTGAGCTGCGCGGCGTCGGTCTGATCCTTGATCGCCTGTCCGGTCGGCGAAAGCGTCTGCGTCGCCGTAAAGGTCGGGATGTCGTAGCTCTTCCCCGTATAGGGGTCGTTCCACTTATAGGTGCCGGTCTGGCTGTAGCTCAGCGAGCCGTCGGGCGTGTTCTGATTGACGTTGCCCATGAAGGCATTCGCAATCGCGGTGCCCACGTTCGTCGAGGTGGAGGCCGCCGATGTTTCTTTCGGATCAGGCGGCTTCGGCGCGCTTTTGCCCATCGGCAGGCTCCTTGTTCTCACGGTGGAAGCCATTGGCTCGCCACGCGTCGTCGTAGAGGATGAAAATCAGGTCATCCTGGTCGCGGCCTCGTAGCCGCCTGATGCGGGTTTCCTCGTAACCGTAGGCCCGCAGGATGCGCTGAATTCGGGTATTCTCCGGCGCCACGCGCATCACCAGCGCCTGGCATCCAAGTTGATTGAACACGTAGGAAAACAACTCGAAGAGCACGCGACGAGGGAGCCATCGCGCCGAACTGGACGCGCCTGAAACTTCGATCACGCCGGCTTCCGGGTCCCAATTGTGGAAGACCGCGACGCCGAGCAATTCCCCATCGTCATCGAAAACTCCAAGCGACGTGAAGCTGACGAATGGCCGGGCCAGCCCGACCTTGCGCCTGCACCATTCGCCGAGCGCGATGTTCAGATCCGGCTCTGCCGTCGAGCCCCAGATGATGTTCATCCGGTCGACAGCTGGCCGTTTTCATAGAGCAGATCGAGCGACACGAGTTCGGCATCCGGCGAGGCCGTCACGCCGCACGTCACCTGCACCTGATAGGAGATGGTGAAGCCGGTTTTGCCGCCACCGCGCCAGCGGACAATCGTCTGCCGCTCGGCCTGTGCCGCGTCCCATTTCGCCTGATCCCATAGGCCGACATCCCACAGATCGAGCGCCGTTGTGTCGGGCGCGGAGTTGGGAGCGACAGGCCATTGGGTTTGGTAGTTCACCGACAGCGAGAGCTGCGAAAGGAAGTCTCGGCTCGCGCGCCAGGTCTCACGGATCATGCGCACCGTCTTGGTGATGCCAGGATTGCGCAGATGATCGAACTGGCCGGCGATCTGTGCGGTGTAGATCTTGCCGTTGTCGTTGCCGCCGATTTCGGCCTGCATCACCTTGCCGTCTGACGTCCCGAAATACGCCCATCCGGCGTGCATGACGAGGCATTGCGTGTCCCAGCCGCTATATTCGGCCCAAGCCCCTGTTTCGAGGTTTACGACAAAGCATTTTGGTTCGGTCGATGTCGTCTTGGGCAGCGACACGATTCCCATGCTGAAGTTCGGGAACTTGACCATCTCCCACGGATTGCCGTTGCGTGCGCTCACCTCAGAACGCCAGTCCGGTTCGATGTTGCGGCTGATCGCGGCGAGCGACAATGCCGCCGGGTCTTTCGTTACCACCTGAGACAGCGGCACGATGCCATCCTGCGTTTCCAGCAGCAGATCGCCTGCGATCGGCAGCATGGCGCGCTTGCCCATAAGAGGCGAGATGTCATAGCGGCCGACCAGGTTCCAGTTGTTCGCGTCGGACGGGTCCGAACCCTCGTAAACGGCAACCTCGCCATTGTCAGAAATGAACACGCAACGGTCATCGATACCGTCGCCAGCATCGAGCGACCAGGTTGCCCCGGTCAGCAGCGAGCCGCCGTTCTGAAAGATGCCGGCCAAGCTGATCTGCGTCGCGGCGCCGCCGATGGAATCGACTGGCAGCGCCCATGCGTACATCGAGCCGGCTTGAACGAAGAACAGGCGCTTTCGGTAAACCCAGACGTGGCTGAGCGTGCTCGTGGTCACTCCGGTGATGGCCGGCGTTGATGCGTTGTCGATCGCCGTCCAGGTCGTTCCGTTGTAGAGCCTTGGCTTGTCGCTGCCGTTGACGATGTAGAGGAAGCTGCCGCCCGACGTGGCGAACTGTGCGAACGAGTAGTAGCCTGTAGTCTGACCCGAAAAGGCAGCGGCCGGGATGATGGTCGGATCGGCCACCGAAGAGACATCGAACACCTTGTCGGCTGTGGCTGCGAAATGCTTATGCACACCGCCCGAGACATAGGTGAACATCGACAGGCAGGCCGCAGCGTTTGCGACGGTCGCGATGAGCTTGGACCCGCCGCGAATGCGGATGCCAGTCTGCGTTGGAAACGCGTTCACGAGAACCTTGGCGCCAAGCGGCTGCGCGCCGGCCAGGTTCTCGTTTGAAATCTTGCCGCGGACCGGCGCGGGGAAGGTCGCCAGCACGCCCTGCTGTTGCTGAGGCGCTGCGACGGGGACGCGGCGATAAGCTCGCCTCACGGCGTCACCGTGATCGGCAGGGCCATGTCGACATTGCTAGGCGTTCGCACGTTGCCGATGATCATAGTTCGGCCGCCCTTGTCCTTCGCGATGAGCTTTTCCTTCAGCTCCTCGTAATTTTGCATGTCCTCGCCGTAGGCCAGGCCCTTGTTGGCCTTCCACTGCCAGATGATGCCGAGCTTCAGCAGCTGGTCATCGAGCCGAAACATGTCGGCATCCGCCGTGAACGTCTGCTTGACCGTCACGACGTCGTTTTCGTCCTTGGACTTCACGAGATTGACGCTCTGATACCAGTGCTTGGCAGTGGCACCGGCACCGAGCGCTGTCTTGATGTGGATCTGGCCGCCGAAGATAGTCCATGCCCCGAAAACAAGGCTGATGTTCTGCACCTCGTAGGCCAGCCAGGTATCGCGGTCAGGGATAGCGCTGAGCGGGCTCTGGATGCTTGTCGACCAGACTTTGGCCGATACCGGCATGCGGTCGAAATCCGACGGCAAGTCGAAGTCTTCCGTCACGCCGTCGCCGGTATAGGTCGCGATGGCCGCAAGCGCCTGCCAATCGTAGGCGCGGCCGATCCTCTCCGCCATCTCATTGGCGAGCGACGCCAGTTCGACGTGCTCGCGCTCTTGGGACGTCATGAACACGGTCGGCACGTCAATGCCGATGACCGTGGCCACGTCCTTGATGATGGAGAGGATCGAAGCCATCAGGCGGCAACCTTCTTCTTCGCGGCAAGCTCGGTATTGGCTTCATCAGCCTTCGCGATCAACTCTTCCCTGGTCCATGTCGGATCGGCGCCGAAGCCGCCCGACTGAAGCCAGTTGCGAATGTCGTCATCCTCGTAGCTTTCGAAGGGCGATGGCTCGCCATTCTCCCGGGCCGGCGCCGCAGATGCCTTGGTCGCCTTGCTGGCTTTTGCCGGGGCGGTCTTGGCGTTGCTCTGCAGTTCGCCCATCTGCTTCTGAAGATCGGCAATGAGCGCCCGCATGGCATCGTTTTCGGCGGCGAGACGCGTGACGTCGGCCGAGCCGTTCGCCTTGTCGAGATAGGCTTGCGCCTGGTTCTTCAATTCGCGCCCGCCCATGCCCAACATCTTCAGCGGGCCGCCGTCGAGTTGCGCCAAGGCTTCGGCCGACTTGATGTTGAGGGCCTTCAACTCGGCGCGCTTCGATTCCGTCAAGAACGGCAGTTCGGAAAGCGGCGTGCCAGTGCCCTGTTCGATCAGGCCCTGCTTGAACCGCTCATAGATCGGCTGGAATTCCTGCGCGTAGGTGATCCACTCGCTATCGCCGTTCGGGAGGCTGCGGCGCTTATAGTATTCATGCGCGGGAGCGACGTGCACGCGCAGCTTGTCGCCTGCGAACTTCACTTCCACGAATTCCTTGTCTTCGAAGATCGGCCTGCCCTGCTTCTTGCTCTCGACAGGGTTTTCAACAGCCGCGGTGTAGAAGCGCGGCGCGATAAGGTCTTGGTTCGCCATTGGGGAAAAATCCTTTTCCGTCTGAGGGAGTGCGAAAGCGAAAAGCGGAGCCCCGAAAGGCTCCGCTCAGGTTCGAAGGATCAGACGATCTGACCCTGGAGGAACGGACGGTTGATCTGGATCACCGCGAGACCGGCCGACGGCGTGCCGGTGGTGGTCGACACTTTCGCGTTGAGCACCTGCTCGCCGTTCACCGGAGCATCGTCCACGCTGCCGGGCGTTGCCGCCAGCATGAACACATCCGCGCCGGGAACCATGGCGTTCGGCGCCTTGACAACCGCCGCGCCGCCGATCTGGTACCAACCGTACTGGTTGGCCACATTGGCGGACATGGCGGCAGCGACGGGACCGTTGCCACCGGTGGCCGGGGCAATGGTCGTCGTGCCAAGATACTGGTCGTAGGTGACCAGCGTGCCGACGCCAGTGCTGGCGACGCCTTTCAGGTAGATGAACTCGCCAACGCCATAGACCGGATCGACGGCACGGACGATATCGCCAAGTTTCCACGGCACGCGTCCCGCCTGATCGGCCGCCTGGGTGACGGCGATCGGCGGCAAGCCGAGGTGGGGAGTTTCGAAAACGTAAGCCATGTTCGGGTCCTCCTTACGCGGCCGGGTTGCTGTCGTAGATCTTGATCTGCGAAAGCGGGTTGACCATCGTCAGCTCGCCCATCAGACCGATGTACTGAACGACACCATCCTGGTTGATGGGCATCATCGCCTTGCCGATCTTCGAGAAGTTGCGTTCCGGGTGATAGCGGAAGCGCAGCGAGTCGGTATCGAGCAGGTAGGAGACATTCGACGGCATGTTGGAGCCGATGCCACCTTCCAGAACGATGTCCATCTGCTTGCCGGCGCCGAAGAACTTCAGCGACGTGAAGCCGAGCTTGCCCAGCTTGTTCTCGTCGTTGATGCGCTGAATGGCGACGGTGGCGGCGTCGTAAGCCTGATAGTGCTCCGACGATGCCAGGATGAGGTTCGGGCCACGCTTGCCGCGCGAACGGGCAATGATGGCCTGCTGATAGATCGAGCGGACGGTGGTCGAGTTCACCTGCGTGATGCCGGAAAACGCCGAGTTCGCGTCGTAGCTCGTGGTGCGCCAGATCGGATTCGCAGCGCGGTCGATGCCGCCATACGTGCCCGAGTTGACGGTGGTCGGAACAGCCAATTGCAGGCCGCCGAGTTCCTTACCGCCGAAGCCGGTACCGGCCGAGTGCAGTGAGGCGTCGGTGAGGTCCTGCAGTTCCTGCTCAGCAGCCGCGATGTGAACTTCCATCACGTCTTCAAGCTGGCCATCGCCGGAGTTCTGCAGGATCTGCTCGTTGCTCAACGCCACCGCGACAGCCGCCATTTTCGGCGTGTATTCGGCGTCGTTGATCAGTTCCGCCGGCACCGGGTTGAGGAAGTCCCAACCATTGTACCAGACGCCGGAACCGGTCTCGTTGTAGAGCAGACGTTCACGGATACGCGGTCCCGAATAAGGCTTCCACAGACCCTTCTCCTGAAGGGTGTAGAGAAGCACATTCGAGTTGGAAACCAGGTCCTGGTACCCTGCGGAACGATCCTCAAGGGCCAGCGACAGGATTTCCTGATTTTTTTCTACGGAAGTGAGCGCCATTGTGGCGTTCTCCTATCGAATGCGATTACCCGATAGCCGCACGGGCGTTTCGGATGGCATCGCGGATTGAGGTGGAGGAACCCCGCTTGCCCGGGTTTGAGCCGGCATTCGGTGCTCCTTGGGTGGTGAGTGAGCCCTTTCGCGTCTGAGGCGCGGGATCGGTTGCGAGCGTCTGAGGCTCTGCGATGACCGGAGCGGCGGGGAGCGGATTCAGCATCTCCGCGCGCCGGTAAGCTTCCGGCAGATCGAACCCTGCGTTGATCTGCCGAACTATTTCGTCTGACAGTTCCTCGATGCGAGGGTGATCAGCCGTGAATTCCGTAAGCTGCTTTTCGAGGGCCGTCTGAGCCTGCTGCGAAAGCGTGTTGTTGACCCCGCCGATGGTCTGCTTGAGCGAGGCGATTTCGTTGCGCAGTTCGCGAATGGTGGCGTCGTTCTGGCTTTGCACCTGGTCGGGCTGCTGGCCCATGATGTGCGCCGCCACTTCGC